TGTGATGTGAGGCGAGCCCGAGACAGCCCCCGCCAGCGACATGCCGACGGCGAGGTATCCCGAGGTTGTCGCAGAGATAGTGACGACGCCCGCGGCCTGCGAGCCCGTGCCGGCGAAGGTCGGCGGGTACGCGGCGCCAACATTCGTGTTGGCCCATATCGCGTTACACACGGCCTGCGCTGCGCCGCCGCTCACGGCCACGTAAACCGAATTGGGCGCGACCGGGTAAGCCGTTGAGTTCGGGTTGCCGTTGATGGCCCCCGACACGACAGCGCCCGTGTTGTTTTGCGTGACGAACACGTCAAGCACGTCAGGCACCGCAAAGCATGCCGCGTAAATCGCCGGTATCGAACCCTGCGCGTTGATGCCGACCGATTGCTTACGGCGGTACTCGAATGCGGCGGGCGTCTCGACGTTCGCGCCGGCCACGCCGGCCGAGGAATTGTTGACCGATTCCCAACCGTTGATAGCCTGATAAATGATGGTCACGGTATCTGCCGGGCACGCGGTCGGGCCTGCAACGACGTTTGCGAACGGGAGCGTAATCGTGCCGCCAACGGGAATAACGCCCGCCTGCGTGCACGAGTAGATATTGCCGCTCGTATCTTGCACGAGGGCGCCCACGGGTATTGACGTGCCGAACACGCCGACGCATTGCACGTTAACCGTGGTCGGTACCGCCGGGTTACGATTCAAAAAATAGATTCGGCCTATTGCGTCTTGCATAAACCCCGTGGCCGTGTCGGGGTCGATTTGGTTGACGAATGTGGCGAATACCGTGTTGGCGTTCGCAATGACGGCCGCGGTCGTCGAGCATAACTGCCCTTGAGGCGTGTTCAATCCCGGGTTGAGATTGCCGCCGAATGCCGCATTGTAATCTTGCTGCACGCCCGCCAATATGGCCGCCTCTTGCGGGATAACTAACCCGGTCGGCGTAAATGTCGGCGTCGGTACGTTCGTCGTGTTCGCCATGTCAAATGCTCACGGTTTGCGTTGTATGGTTGATATCGGTAAACACGACTTGCCCTGTCGTCTCACGTGTCGCGGCCGAGTACGACTCTATATTGCACGTTGCGGCGACCACGCCGGGCACTGTCAGCGCCGCGTCGACGAACTGTTCCTGAAACACGGCAATGGGCGGCGTGTAGCCGAACAGTTGCCCGAAATAATCGACCCCCAAAGTATCATCATAATACACTTCGCCCAAAACTGTGCGGCAGGCGCTTGCAACGTCCTGCGCTAGGGCGTAGGGGGCCGCCGCTAGGGCGATATTACCCGAGGCGTCAAGGGTCAAATCCCATAGCCCAACGTCGAGTAAGAGGGTAGTGTAAGGTGCGCTCATGCGATGCTCACTATAATGCCGTCGACTACTGTAATGGTTTTCCCGTCCTCAGATTCAAACATACCTGACGCCCCGTTGCCCGCGTGTAGCGTCGCGGCGTGCAAATCGCCCGTGCATGTCACTGTCGGCGCCTGCACCGTGACGGTGCCCGGCGACACGAGGTTAATGCCCGCGCCGGCCGCCAGAAATTTAAGGTATTGCGTGGGCGTCGCATTCAGGATACCGCCAAAGTAGACGCCGTCCGACCACGCGAAACGGCGGTTGCTGCCCGGGTTCGCGGCCCCCTTGCTGGCAATAACCGCGGTCGAGTCGCGCGACGCGAAAACCATCACGCCGATATCGCCGACGACCGGGTCGCAAATAATCGCGTTGTCGCCGCCCTGCGCCCGGAAGTAAGGCCGGGCCGCTATGACCCCGTGCGGTACCGACGTGCCCGACCCCGTGACGAGATTGACCAATACGACAACGTCGACCGTTTGCGCGCCCGTGTTGACGGCATTTACTTTTACAATTGACACGGTTTGCAACCCGTCGAGTGCACGCGCAATGATAAATTGCAGCATGTTGTACTCGCCCGCGTCACTAAACGGGTTTGCTTGGCCGGTTGCGCTCATGCTGCGGGCGCCGCATTTGGCGGGTAGAGTCGCATGTCTGTAAACCACGCGCCGCCCGGTTTGTTGCACTCAAGTACGTGAGTCAATGGGCCGACAATCCAATTACCGTCGGCCAACGTGTTGAGCGTCTTTGGTAACGACGGGTCAATGACCACGTCGGAACCCTTGATCGTTACGGGGCCGTTTTGCCGAAATGCAGGATTGAACAGCGAGCGCACGTTGAGATAGCCATTGCCGAGCACTTCCGGGTAGCCCACGAGGCCCGACGTAGGCGAAAGCACGAACGCCGGCACGTTGGTACGCGCGACGCCGGCCGGCGAGATAACGACAAGATTGGAGTTCGCCGAGTCGGCTTTGTCGATTGAACAATAAATGCCGGCGTCGGCGACAACCTTGCGCAATTGATCGGTGAGGGTGCCTGAGTAATATGCATTCGTGAGCGTGCCCGTTACGCCGTCATTCTCAAACGCCATTGACATTTTGGACGCGATATTTGCGACGATATCGGCCACGTTGGCGGCGCCCGGATAACTCGTCGGGTTTGCCGGCGTGAGTTGATCGAACCCGGCCGCCTGCGCCTGCACGTACAGACACACGTCGGGCGAGCCGCTGTAGTCGGGGCCCGCCTGAAATATCTGCCCCGAGAAAATGAACGAGAAACCGTTGCCGCTGTCCGCTTCGATTTGCACCGTGTTAAACGTGTAATCAGGTTTGCCGCCCTGCACTTGGACAATGGCTAGCGCGTTCATGTCCTGTTGAGCCATGCCGTAGATTCGAAGCGACGCCTCGGGAAACGCCGGCAACCCTGCGCCTTTGACAACCGCGGACATACGCAGCCCTGATACTTGCAACTGATTCGCGGTTGTTCCCGGGAACTTCGCATTGCTGCCCGTAAGCGTGAACGTCACACGTAATTGCTTGACCGTGTAGCTATTCGACATAGCCCACGCCGGCAAGGTCGGCGGCCTCAAGGTACAGCAACACGAACTGCGAGCCGAGGCCCGTATAGTACGGCGGCAGGCCGTTAAACGTGGGCGGCCCGCCCTCGGTCGCCAGCGTGTCGAGAAACATAAATTCGCCGACCACGCCAAAGTATTGCGCGTCCTGCAATATCGGCGTTCGATCGATACAGCGCCGCGTCGTAACGATTGATTCGCCGCTCACAATCAAGTCAAAGAAAAGCCCCGCGGCAACCCCGTACTCGTCGGTAATCGGTTGCTTTTGGTATACGGCAATCTGGCAACTCTGCCCGTCGAGCACGATGTTTAGAGTTTGCGAGGGAACTGCGCTCAAGGGTATTTGCAACATGGGGCTAACCGTGCGGCGGCGCGATGGCCGTCAACGCTGATTGCTGTACCGCCGTCGCGGGAATTTGCGGGTTGTTCAATCCCTGATTCGTGGTCGGAATTGCACTAGGTACGCTCGCGTTATTCGTCGGCGTGGCGACATTGCTGTACTGCGCCGCTACTTCGTTGATTTCGATAAAATACAATTCCACATCGAAGTAAGCGAAATTGCCGGCACCGCGGCGGGCGAGTTCGGCGCGGGTAACGCTCACGTTCACATACGATTTTTCGGGCGTCCGTATCGTGTAGAGGTTTATGTTAGCTTGAGCAATAAGGGCGTCGACTTGAGCGAGGAATACCGAACGGCTCGTAAGGTCGCCGCCCTTCGTGAGCATGACCGACGACTCAAACGGCAGGCCCACGCGGTTGTATGTCGCAAACTGCCCTTGCTGCACTGGGAAATTTGGTATTCGGTTTTCCTGCCGCCAACCAAACTCCGACACGCTATCAGGCACGACGACGCGATTGCCGGCCGAGTCAAACACGCCCCACACGGGGGCCGCCTGCGTGGCATGCCACAATGCCCCCGAGGTTGCTTGCGTGCCGATGGTCGGCGCTGCGCCGGCCGGAAACAACAGCGAGCGTGCCAATTGCGGGACGCCCGGCAACGCCGGCACATTCGGGAACGGCGGCGTTGCCACGGTGACTGAGATACCGAGCCCCGCGCCCCAACCTTGAGTAATAATTGATGCGCTCACGACTGCCCCGTGTCGGCTTGCGTGACCGAGAACTTACGCTGTATTGCCGGCGGGATTTGCTCGGCCACGGCGCGCGGGTCGGCGTTCGGCGCGTTAACCTGAATCGTGCCGACTGATACGGTCGTCGAACTGCCAGCGCCGGCCGGCGCGGTCGTATTCTTGCCGAGTGCGCCGGGCGTCGGGCCCGACTCGTGAATGGCAATAGCTTGCGCTAGGGCCTTTATGTCGGCCTCGGTCAATTCGTTCTTGCCGAGGCGTTTGCGCACGTCGGCGATATAGGCGGGTATATTGTTGTGCACGTTGTCGCCGCCTTCGTAGGCGTTGATAATTGCGTCAACCGTCTTTAGGCCCCGCTGCATTTTGATTTGTAAATCGCGTTCTAGGGCGGCCTGCCCGTCGGCCATCGTCGCATAGTTGCGCTCGTTGCCAGACTTGTCG